ACCGACTGGACATCTATCTGATTATTTGATTTCGAAACGCATAAAGTCACTCAATGATTTTACAGAACATATTAAAAAAATTGAGCAGGATTTCTGGTCCGTACGTTTTAAAAAATACAGTGAATGGAAAGATGAATGGTATGCATCATATCTCAAAAATGGTTATGTCGATCTCTTAACTGGTTTTCGTTGCTATGGACCAATGTCGCGCAACGATGCTATTAATTATCCAGTACAGGGTGCTGCATTTCATTGTTTGTTGTGGTCATTTATCACTGCAGACAGAGAACTACAAAAATTCGATTCTCGCTTAATTGGACAAGTTCATGATTCATTATTGATAGATACGCATCCGTCTGAACGTGATGAAGTGATAAAAATTATACGTCGTATAACTTGTGAAGATTTACCAAAAACATGGACATGGATCAACGTTCCATTGGACATAGATGCTGCTTTTTGTCAAGTTGATCGTCCGTGGTCAGAAAAAGAAAAATATATTATAAAATGAGCCTATACTTAAAGTACCGTCCGACCACGCTTGATGAAGTCCGTGGTAATGAAATCACTTTAGATGCTTTGCGTGGATTATTGAAAGATGTAAAAAAAGCACCACACGCATATCTTTTGCACGGAGAATATGGTTGTGGTAAAACAACAATTGCACGTATTATTGCGAAAATGCTTGATTGCACAGACGATGACATTGTTGAATTAAACAATGCTGATGTTCGTGGAATAGACACTATACGAGAAATCATTCGACAGAGTGAGTTTATGCGTAAACGTGTTTGGATCATTGACGAAGTGCATATGGCAACAACTGAAGCACAAAATGCGATGTTGAAAATATTAGAAGATACTCCGAAATTTGTTTATTTTATTCTGTGCACAACAAATCCGAACAAATTACTCGCAGCAATTAAAAGTCGTTGTCAGCAATTTCCAGTCCGTACACTTGACGATGAAGAAATGACAGCGTTTATAAGATACGTAGCACGTCAAGAAAATGAACGGATTGCTTCTGAATTGACAGAAGAGATCGTGCGTTCGAGTCAGGGACACCCACGTAATGCACTACAAATACTTGAGCAAGTATTAAGTGTTGATGAAAAGTCTCGTATAACAATTGCTCGTCAAGTTGTAGTAGAAGAGCAAGTGCAATCAATTGAACTGTGCAGAGCATTGATTAAAAAACAATCATGGCGTGTTGTTTCCGACATACTAAAAAAATTGCGAGAACAAGATGCAGAAAGCATAAGGAGATCAGTTCTCGGATATGCCCAAGTTGTATTACTTGATAATGGTGATGATCAAGCAGCAAAAATCATACGATATATGTTGGATACAACATATGATAATGGATTTATTCAATTGACTTATGCGTGTTATAACATTTGTAAAACTAAATAAATATGGATTACGAACAAGATGTAAAAATTGACAGCGATTCCTTAGACATTGAATGTCTTGAGCAACCTACATTGATGCTTAAATACACACGACATTTAGCATCATGCGAACGCGAAAAAGATCGGGCAAAAGAAAAACTCGAACTTGTGCGTGCAGAACTTGACAGAAAAATCAGATTGAATCCAGAAAAATTCAAGATTGATAAACTTACTGACAAAGTTGTTGAAAATACAATTCCGATGCAGGACGATTTCATCGATGCAAGTGACGCTTTCATAGAAGCTAAATATGAATGGAACACAGCGCGTGGTGTAGTTGATTCGATTGAACAACGTAAAGCAATGCTTGAAGCGATGATACGTTTACACGGTCAACAATATTTCGCTGGTCCGAAAGTGCCACGTGATCTCGCTGATGAAGTCAAAAAGAAAAACATGCATCGTGAAGTAAACGAAATTACAAGAATTGGACGTCGTAAATAAAACCTTAAAAACAAATTATTATGAGTAAGAAAAAGTATTTTTCAGCTGAAGACGTTGTCGATGATGTACAACGTAAACGTGGTTTTGCAGGTGGTAAGAAGTACCTGAACCTGCCGAGTGATGTGAAAGAATTCTCTATGAAAGAGAATACACGTGAAATTTATTTGGATGTCATCCCGTATGAAGTCAATGACACAAAGCATCCCGACAGAAAAGAAGGAACTGAACGTGCTGCGAAAGGAACCCTGTGGTGGAAGCGTCCATTCCAAGTTCACAAATCAATTGGTGCTGATAATGCAACTGTTGTGTGTCCACACAGTTTTGGCAAAAGATGTCCAATTTGTGATTGGATAAATACACAGTTAAAGACCGGGACAAAACAATGGGATGATGTAAAAGAGATTGCATCGAAAGATCGTGCACTGTACGCTGTTATCCCAATAGGATCGGAAGATCACGACGAAATTGTTCATATATGGGACATGGCTGATCATTTGTTTTTAGCCACACTAAAGGACGAATTGAAGAGTCGTCCTGAAATGGGAATATTTCCTGATATCAGTGAAGGACGAACTTTGAAAATAAAGTTTCGTTGGAAGTCTTTCGGTAAAAAATCAAAGGGTTCATGGCCTGAAGCATCAGATATCGATTTTATGAAACGTGAACCGTACGATGATTCAATACTCGATGAAGTGCCAAACCTTGATTCATTATTGGTTGTATTGTCGTCAGAAGAACTTGAAATGATGTTTCTTGAGTTGGATGAAGAAGATCGTGCTGATGTTGAAACAAAAACCCACAGTGACGATGTTGATGAATCTCCTCGACGTAGACGTGTCGCAGAAGAAGAGAAAACTGAAGCGGAAGAACCTCCGATCAGACGTCGAAAAGTATCTGATGAAAAAGAAGAAAGTCCTGTTTCACGTAGAAATACAGAATCAGAAGAACGTCCGACAACAAGACGTCGTGATATGACTGAAGATGCTCCCGTTCGTAGAACTTCAAGATCAGCAGTAGCTGTTGAAGCAGAAGAAAAGCCTGTCACACGTGCTTCACGCAATGTTGCAAAAGAAGATAAAGACGAAAAAGAAAAATGTCCATACGGTCACGTATTCGGTGTCGACATTGACAAATTCAAAGATTGCGGCTCATGCAATCTGTGGGACGATTGCAATGATGCTGAAATGCGTAATAGGAACAAAAAATGAAAATACTACCCGTAAAAAACAAAAAACAAGGTATGCGGCAGATAACAATAGTACTGCCCGTACGTGCAAATACATACATTACATTGTACGCGTTAGCCAAAGGGCTATCGCGTTCAATTGTAATTCGTGATGTGCTTGAAAGTTGGCTTGCCGAACAAGACGACAAAGATGTGATTATACAATTCACTGATCGTTTGTTACGTCAATGGAAAGTCCATAAAATGTCACAACCCGTCGATGCTGTTACATCACACAAAGAATTTTTGGAATACCTTGCACTTCTTGAAGATGAATTGCGTAAAAAGGGTATTGAAGAATATCATATTGAACAAATCATAAACGGAATGACACGCGATGGAAAGAATTAAAGAAGAAAAATTAAGCAAACAAGTCAAACGACGTGTTGAAAAAGGTGAAGAAGCAGAAGAGTCAGAAATACCATTTGAAGGAAATTCAGACTTTATGATCAGCACTGGCAGCACGTTGCTTGACTTAGCGATCAGTGGTGGACGTGTCCGAGGCGGTGGTCTTCCCGGAGGGATACTCGTAGAAATTTTCGGACCAGAGTCATCCGGCAAAACAGTATTACTGTGTGAAATTGCTGGTAACATACAACGTTTGAATGGTAACGTGCTTTTTTATGATCCAGAAGCACGACTTAACCGACAATTTGCACAAATGTTTGGATTGTCTATCCGTCCCGAAGATCACTTAAAACCGGACAAGATACCACAAGTATTTGGTGGTGTTCGTAAATGGAAACCAGATCAAAAAAGCAAAATATGTGGTATTTTTGCTGACAGTTTAGCTGCACTCTCCACAGATCAAGAAATGGATAATGAAGACGGTGACAAAATGGGTATGCGTCGTGCAAAAGAATTCAGTGAAGAACTTCGTCGCACGTGTCGTATTCTTGCACAAAACAATTATTTGATGGTTTGTTCAAATCAAATACGTGAATCTGTAAACGTTACATTTGGCACGAAGTATCACAGTCCGGGTGGGAAAGCACTTGCATTTTACTCAAGTTTACGTCTCAGAATGATGGAGATAAAGAAACTTACTGATAAATTGACTATCGCCAATAAAGAAGTTGAACGTGTATACGGCATTCGCACCGAAATAGAAGTATGCAAATCATCAATATGGAAACCATTCCGAACTGCATGGGTTTACATCGATTATGATTATGGCATTGACGACATTACAGCAAATTTGAAATTCATCAAAGAATACACCGGTGCAACAACCTATAAACTCGGTGTTGAAAACATTGGACGTTCTATTGCCGATGCTGTAAAGTATATTGAAGACAACAACCTTGAGAAAAAACTCAAAGATCAAACTATTGATCTTTGGGAATCAATCGAGCGGCAGTTTGACAGTGAACGCAAACCAAAACAACGATAATGGAACGGACTAAACTACGTATATCTGACGACTTCCACATCCTTACTAACGATCCCAGCATGACCGCTTGGGGATGGGCTGTGCTGGATTCCAATGGAACTGTGCAACTGGTGGGGGCTATAAAAACCGCTCCAGAGCAAAAAAAGCGACGCATCCGTAAAAGTGATGACACAACAAGACGAGCGAGTGAGATCATAAAGGAACTCCTATACCTTATAAAAAGATACAATATTCAGTACATATTATCAGAATCACCACACGGTAGTCAAAACGCCAGTGCGGCAGTAATGATCGGTATGGTAGCTGGTATTGTACAAACATTGGCAGATGTATTAGACATTGGCGTTGAATTTTATAGTGAAGGGGACAGCAAAAAGGCTTTACTTGGTAAGCTATCCGCTACAAAGCAAGAAACTATTGATGCTATTGCAAAACATTACTCATATCCAAAACCAACGACAAAATGGGAAAGTGAAGCCATAGCAGATGCTCTTGCAGTACATTACTGTGCGATGCAACAATCACCAACACTTAAACTGATGAAGCGATGAAAACAATCCTATTGTTACTATTGCTATTGCCCACATTGGCACGGTGTCAGCTATTTGTAATACTGGAACCACAATTCCTGCGTCCGGGAATACTCTACAATCACACATTTGAAAAGTATGGAGTGTGGGGAAAGATGTGGTATGGAGACATCCGTGGTTATAATTATGCAGATAGCTCTAATTTCTACACACAAAATATTAAGTTAAGTGCTGGTATATCACTGTCAAAACGAAATGCAAAATTCTATTTTGGATTAAATTATAATCACTTTTTTGACACACAACATAATGGTTACCCAATCCAATTAGATCGTATACATCCTATTTCATTTGATCTTGGAATGAGTGTCAAGGTTAGACGATTTACTGGAGTGATGATGACCGACATATTGAATTGGGAATCGTGTATTGGTGTTAGCTATCACTTTAAACAAAGTAAATGTCCAGCATTCTTTAGATACAAAAAATCGTAAAAGCAATTCTGCTAAAGTTGCGTGGGAAAGGAGGAAAATCAATGTTGAGAAATCTTAAAATAACCAATTTTCAGAGTCACAAAAGCAGTGAACTGGAATTTGCACCGGGAGTCAATGTCATTGTAGGCAGTTCAGACTCCGGCAAGACGGCGATTATACGAGCCCTGCGATGGTTGATTTGGAACCGTCCGTCAGGGGAAGCCTTCCGCAGCTCATGGGGCGGTGATACTACAGTAGAAGTTGGAATT